TAACTGGCTCCAAGAAAAATACGTGGATTAACGAAGAAGGTGCAGAAATACTTAAGATGGCGCTGCATGTTCCAGAAATCGTGCCGAAGCACTGGAAAGGGCGGGTAATTAGATTCGCTCCCAACAAAAGCTACGTGTACTGCAAAGTAGAGGGTCTTGATTTTGTTGTCCCAGTTATAGTTCCGCGCAGATTCAGAGAGCACATGCTAGGAAAAAGAATCAATATTGAAGAAATAAATGATGGAAACCCCAGTTACAGATACATCAGAGAAAAGCTGTCTGATTGATTCGGAAGAGGACATCACTCTTGATGAGGATTGGATCAATGAGCAGGTTGATAGATTACTAGCCTGGGAGCTGATGACTCGTGCTTTAACTCTTAATACCGAAGAGGTTCCTCCAGAAAAATTATGTGATATGATAGGAGTGCCTAAAAATTACGTTTTTGAGGTAATCAAAAAAATTAGCAACAGATGCCAGAAAACCTCTCCGACTCACTAACATACTTCACCTCAGAGCCGAATGTATCCGCGCTTCGCCGCGCATACGATCAGACGAACCTTGAGCTGGAACCCTATTTCGATCAATGCAGAGAAGCATATGACGATAGGCATAACATATGGCCTGGCAAGAGCCAGGACCTGCGTAAGCATGGAGCCGATGCATTCCCATGGGAGGGGGCATCCGATATGGAGTGCCATGTCATTGAGGAGCGCATCACAAAACTGGTAGCATTTTTTATGACTGCATTGCGCCGAAGCAACGTGCGCGCCTATCCAACGGAGGGAACAGATGCAGCCCGCGCAAAGACCGTATCCAGCTTCTTGAAGTGGATGGTTTCTTCTGGTTATATACCCAGGTTCATGCAGGAGATGGAATTAGCTGCCAATTACCTGCTGGAGCGCGGAATATTGATTACCTATGTAGGGTGGCAAGCTGAAGATCGCAGAATTATTCAAAGACTTAGCCTGGACCAGATACAGCTCAATGCCCCCGAAATAACAGAGATGCTAGAGCAAGGAGATGATGAAAGCGTCATCGGCATGCTGCAATCCGCCTACGAGGGCGTAACGCAGAAGCGCGCAAAGAAAGCTCTAAAAGAACTAAAAAGAACTGGATTCGCAGAATTGCCAGCCGTACGGAGAACCGTAGACGCTCCCGAAGTGCGCACTCTTGCCGCCGATGGAGATTTTTTATTTCCTAGCTATGTTACTGATCCGCAGCGCAGCCCTTATTGCTTCTGGAGAACTTACTACACCGCGCAGCAATTAGAGAATAAGGTAATTACTGAAGACTGGAACGAGGAGTTCGTGCAGACTGTTATAGATCAGTACAAGGGCGTAAATGTAGATAGCATTGAGGTCGAGCAGGAAGGTCGAAGGTTCAATTTTACAAATAAGAATAGCACCTATGAGGCGGACGAACTCATAGAGATTGTGCATGCATATCAAAGGTTAATTGACCCAGAGGATGGTTCCGAGGGCATATACTGCACTATATTTCACCGAGAGTTCCAATCCAGCACCGAGGTGGATTATGCCAAGTTCGAACTAATGAACGGATACGATGATTACCCAGTCATTGTCACTAGACTTTCTAACAATAGCAAGCGACTCTATGATGCTACCTCCATCCCAGCGCAACTGAAGGGATTGCAGCAGCAAGTAAAAGTGGAACGCGATACCAGAATAGATCGCAACAGTATAACTACACTTCCCCCTATACTGCACCCCTTCAACCAGCCTCCATCCAATTTTGGCCCTGGTTCCTTGATTCCGCGCAGGCGTGAAAACGATTACCAATACATGGAGACGCCTCCAGCCTCCTCAGCTGAAACAAGCGTAGAGATGGAGAATCGAATGGAGAACCAGGCGAATCAACTCACTGGACTAGCCGACGACGACATAAGTGTTGCTCGCAGGCAGTTCCTGGTGGACAAGTTCTTGAAGCATTGCTCGGACGTAATAAACATGTGCTTTACTTGTTTTCAGCGCTTCGGGCCTGACTACGTGTACTTCAGGGTTACTGGAGCGCCCGACCCCGTTCAATTCCAGAAGGGATCCCCCGACGAGAACTACGATATTACAATATCCTTTGATAGTCTAAGCACTGATCCAGAAACGCAATCCAGCAAGATAGAACAAATGATCAACTTGTTGAAACTGGACAGAGGTGGACGTGTAAATGTTGATAGTCTATTGACTGCAGCAATGTCCAACATTGACCCCGTCCTCGCGGATGCAATCATGCAGGAAACTGAAACTGCTTCACAAGAAATTCAGAATCAAATACTTGACGATCTATCCAAGATATTCGCAGGTATAGAAATGCCAGCTAGACCGAATGGAGGCCAGGTGGCTAGTCAACTAATACAACAATATGCGCAACAACCCGACATTGCAGCTAGATTACAGCAGGATCAAATGTTCGCGGAAAGATTAAATAAATACGCAAGCCAGTACACCTTCCAGGAGCAGCAAATGATAAATGCTACTGAGTTCGGACAACTTGGCACCGAGGCTGCTAGAGTCGGAGACATACAGACTCAGGGCGCGGAGTAGTTATGCTGCAAGACGATATTGAAACTCTGCGGCATCACGAAGCCTTCGCCTCTTTTGTGCAGCAGGTCGTGCAGATGCGAGAGGATTGCATACAAGATTTGCATAAAGCTGATATAGAAGTAATTCAGCAGACCTCAGGCAGAATATTAGCGCTTGATGAAATCATAGAGCTTTGCGATTGGGAAGGCCTAGCGGTCAGATTTCCTAATGCTTAAATTGACCAAAAAGTAGTGCTATAATGCGTCATCGCCATCGCTGGCGCAAAAAGCGTTATTATGAATGAAAGTCAAGAAGCAGCAATCGCCGAAGCTGCACCCAAGCAGGCGACAAACATGTCATTATCAGAGTTCACCAGGCGCAGAGGTGGTCAATTGACCGCTCAAGCATCTGAGACTACAGAAACCGCAGAGGAGGGTCAGGTTCTTGGTTCGGAAACGAATCAAGTTGAGCAGGAAACTGTTGAAGCACCTGAAGCCGTTGCAGAAGATAATAGCATTAACGATAATTCCGAAGAAGAAACTCCAGAGGAGGGGTCCGAGCAATCGGAATCAACCGAAGAGGAAACTTCTGACGATGTTCTTTCTCAGATTGAATTGGATGATTTATCCGAAGATGACCTGCGCGAACTATCCGAAAAACTGGGTAGCCGTGCAGTAGCCAGATTCGGTGAATTAACAGCAAAGCGCAAAGCAGCAGAAGCTGAATTAGAAAAGCTCAAGGCGCAAGCCAAAAGCCAAGTCACGCCTGAAGTTAAGGATTCGGACAACCCGTACAGCCACTTAGAAAATATCAATGAATTGCAAACAGTTGCAAAAGAAGTGGAAGAAGTAATTGAATGGGCAGAGGATCTTATATTCAACAGTGACGGTTATTCAGCCGATGAAGTCATTGCGGAGGTCGAGGGCAAAGAAATGACCAAGTCCGACGTAAGAAAGCATCTTCAAAATGCTAGGAAAGCCGAAAAGAAATTCATCCCTGCACAAGCTCAAAAGATTCAACGCGTCCAGGATGCGAAAGAATCAGGAGAGAACCTACTTGCCAAGGCAAAGAAGGAGTTCAAGTGGATGCAAGATGATAATGAGGTAAATTCCAAGTACAATGAAATGCTTAGTGACGAGCGCTTAAAAGGACTAGATAAGTTCGATCCAGAGGTTTCAGCTCAACTACCTTATCTTCTTGCGCATGCAGCAAACAGCATGTTCGGAAGAAAGCTAGTGCAAGATGAACCCAGAACGGGTAGGCTTATTCCGCCTTCAAGCACTCCTGCATCGGCTAAGTCCGATAAGAAAATGCCCAGCTCTGTTAAGAATCTAAATAACGCATCCAGTCAATTTTTGCAAAGTGGTAAGAAAAACGACTACATTCGACTCAGAACACTTCAACTATCTCAATAATATAATATAATGTCACTATCTAATACATTCTCCCCTGCACCCACTGGTGTAACTAGCCAGGGTTCGTCTGTATCCAATCGCGAGGACCTCACTGATGTCTTGACCGTTTTGGCTCCAGAAGAAACACCTGTTCTATCATCCGCTTCCAAGCAAAAAGCAAACAGCACTTTCGTTGAATGGACTGTTGATACTCTTGCTGACGTAAGCACTGACGGCATCTCGGAAGGTTCCGATATCACTTCATTCACGGACAAGTTCTCAAAGCGCGCTCGTCTTGGCAACTACATCCAGAAGTTCCGCAAGGATTACCTTGTATCTGATCTTCAGGAAGCTGTTGACTCGGTTGGCCCCGCTAAGGTTGCTCAAGCTGAAGCTAAGGCAATCCGCGAACTAAAGCGTAACGTAGAAGCTACTCTCATCTCTGACAACGAAATGTCATCAGAGGACGGAGCTGGTACTCCTTACAAACTTCGTGGTCTTGGCAAATGGCTCCAGAACGGTGCACAAGCTGTTAACCCTGTCCCTTCTGACTTCCGCACTGGCACTGATTCTCTGCACCTTACTGGTGCTTTTTCCGAGTCAACACTTAACAACCTTATCACTGGTATCTACCGCGAGACTGGATCCACAGAGAGCTTGACTCTTGTTGCTGATACTGCTCTTCGTCGTAAGATCAGTGATTTCGCTCGTTTCGGTGCTGATGTTGCTGATGGAACAAACGCTGGTGTTCGTCGTGTTAGCTACAATGGCAACGAAGCCCAAATCACTCTTTCGGTTGAAGTGTACCAAAGTGATCACGGCATGGTTTCCATCGTGAACATGAATCCTGACACTGCCCCTGACACAAGCAACAAGGACACAGGATATCTCATCAACCCTGAGTACTTCGGTGTTTCTGAGCTAATTCCAATGGGAAGCACTCGCCTTCCAAATCTTGGAGCTGGTGAACGAGGCTACGTTGATTGTGCACTTACATCTCTAGTGTATCATCCACAAGCTCACGGTAAGATCACTGCAATTGCTTAACCCTTAACCGAGGAACATAACAATATGTCAAAACTAACTATAAACGAAAACCCTCAGGGTTTTACCGATGAATTAGTCATTACTTTCGATGACTTCTCCGTCGCTAACGCTGGCACTCTTGCTGACCGCGCAACTAAAACATTCACATATGTTATTCCAGCTGGATCCCTTGTAACAAAGGCATCAGCTAAACTAGTAACCGCTTTCAACGACAGTGGTTCTGGTGATGACCTAACGGTTGCAGTTGGTGATGGAGATGACGCAGACGGCTACTTAGCTTCTGCTGATATCCACGTTGATGCAACTGAAATCACATATGTAGCTAATTCTGGTGCATTACTGGACAATGAAAACGGCAAGGTCTATACTTCTGCTGACACCATTGACATCCTATTCAGTCCTGATACTGATAACGATGCTCCTTATTCGCTTAATGAACTCACTGCTGGTGAGATCAAGTTCAAGTTCGAAATCTGCGATCTTAACTAATTAATTCTGGTCGGGGGGGCTTCGGCCCCCCCTTCCTTAATTTTAACCCAATCTCAATATGGCATTTGATATAAACCCCGATGATTTCTTCGGAACCGCTGAATACACTAACATAGACAATGGAGCTTCGGTAAGTGTCGCTGGTCCAGCTATTGTTTTTAGGAGTTCTGGAGCATCCGCTGGAAGTAATCTTCTTAGCACTCTAACGGACACTGACGCTGACCAAACAACAGGAGACGTACGAGAAGTTGTATTTGCATTAAGCGAAGCAATTTTTTCAAAGATGGATGCTCTCGCTACTGCGGATAAATCCAATAAATTAACTGTCAGCAGGAATACATTCGAAGATACGGTGAATAATGAGTTCGTAAGAACTTACACCTTCCAGATTCGTTTGGATCCCCCCTCCTTCAGCGTAAAAGCCGAAAGTTAATAATTTCTATTTGCAATTTGCATGGATATTATTATTCCCAATCTCCCCAGGTATTCAGACGGAGAAGTAGATCGTGCATTCATGCGCGAGATACAGACTGGATATCAGCGGGAGGTTGCTTTGGAAAAGCAAAGAACTGATATTGCCGCTAAAGAGGCAAATCAGCAAAGAGGTAAAACGCACCCAACTCTTGGTAAATGCGTAGCTACAATCCCAGCTAGGGATTTTTTTAGATTAACGAATAAGTACGGGCACGACACCGTGCATTCGAAAGAATTCATCAAGTACTACAACAAGAAGTTCCCAGAACTTAGCGCCAATAAAGCATAATGCATACCAGGCAATACAAGGATTTATTCGCCCTCAGTACGCATCTAATTGGTGCAGTTGCTCTTACGGCAGATGAGCAGACTCAATTGGCTACTTTTATTGATCGTAGGTTCTTTGAGGCTTTTAGGAAAAGTCCCTCGTGGCCCAGGTACATGTCGTACGGAGAGCCCAGGAGAATAGCCTCTATTGCCATCGAAGATACTAGCGTAAGCGGAGGGCATGACGTAAATGGAGTGTATTATTTCTTGGGTTCCGTTACGGGAAGTGGAGTGCAACCGAATACAACTGCATTCTATAAATCAACTGCTTCCGAATCTGCTAGTTCTATTTCGGGTAGTATTATTTATAAAAACACAACTCCAGCCTGGGTTGTAGCAACTGGTGCTAGTGTTACAAAAAATGCAGACGGAACTTTTGTTATTTCAAGCACTGGAACTGCAAGATTGACTGAGTCGGATCTAGAAAAAAAAGAATCCCCTGCAGACGTTGAAGTATGGGGTTTAGGAGCTGATATAAATGCTGCTCCTGCTCCAATTTTTAAGGGACAATTCATACCCTATAAAGAAGATCTTACTCTTTCAGGCGATGTAGGCAGAGATCAAATAGGAGACTTCATTAGAATACATAAGACTCAACCGTTCCTTGATAGGTCCGCTTTCGAGTACGATTTTTACGTGGACGAAGACGGAGCTCATATAAAAAATTTAGGAAACTCAGAGCAGCAAAAAGCGTTCGTAACTTACAAGAAACCATTTTCCAAGTTCGGAGTAACTTCTAATTATACAACTAGTACGGTTGAAGTCCCCGAAGAATTCTTTAATTATATAGCGCACGCAGCTTATGCTGATTTTCTTACAATGCAGGGAAGAGGAGAGCTTGCGCAAACCGAGAGCCAAGTAGCTGAAAAGTACCTGGACCTTGAGTTAGAAAAATTAAGTAATATAAATAGTACAAATACTCTAAGCAGGATAAGCACGCATTTATCCAGGCAAAGGAGAAAATAGAGCAAAATAACCTGATATAATAACGAAATGTCAAGATCAAGAAACAACGCATTAGAGTTCAGCTCCGCTGGTTCTGTCATTGTAGGCAATGGTTCAGCTCCCGCTGGCACCTACGGAGCTATACAGATCCTTAAGGATACAACGCTTTCTGGCATGGCGGCTAACAACGTGGACCCCGTAGCGAGCCTCAATACAACATTTGGAGCTGGAACAATTTTGTACGGAGAATTTACCGCAGGAACAGTAAATTCAACTGGACTAGCAGCATTTCACAGAGTTTAGTATGCACAATAGCCTTGATTCAGCCCTGGGTCGCCAGCGTCGGCTGAACTCAGTGGGCGAGAGCGTCCTTCAGATTGCTCCTAGCGCTGCGGCGGCATATAGCCTCCGTAGTCTTACTGGTGGTGATCCCAAGGTTGTGCGTGTGCGTCGTTCTAGCGGAGGAGAGCAGGACTTTACGGCTTCCGAGGTAGCTTCTGGTGCAATGCTTTCGTATGTAACCGAAGCTCGGACGGGGTGGAACATACAGGCTACGTTCAATGACTCCACTGCTACTATTACATCTGCATCTTCTACGGCTACAACATCTACTGTTTCGTTTACAGGTTCAGGCGTAACTAGAGTCCTGCCTAAAAGCAGCTATATTGCAGCCGAAGCGGGAGATCAAGTTGTTCTTAATATGTCTGTATCTGGTTTAGATAGCGCAATGACGTTTAGGATACGAAAAGCAAATAGTAATACTACCGTTGGAACTGCAACCGTTAACAATGGAGACAATCAAGATGTCACAATGAACTTAACTGCTTCTAGTGGTTATACTGGCGGGTATCCTCATTTTACGGCTGATGCTGGAAGCGGTGAAGCAACTGTTACAATTAACTCAGTTACAGTAAATGGTAAGTCTGGCTTTGTAGAGACTTGGTATGACCAGTCAGGTAACGGCAGGGATTCAACTAATACTACCGCAACCCAACAACCTATCATTGTTGAAGCAGGAGTATTTCAAGATGGGCTGAAGTTTACTCATACTGATACTACCAACGGGAAAAGGTTATTCGTTCCCCGCACTGCCGCAGAATTAGGACAGGCGTTTGCTCTTGTTTGGGTAGGTAAAGTAACCGAATCAGATACTTCTTTTAATAATCTTCTTGGAGGACTTAGGGGTGTTCAAAGTTATGCTGCTGGAGCTACTGGAATAGCTATTAAATCCAGCGATGGAACTGTTGCTTTTATAAATGAAGACACAGCTACCTCTAGGGTAAAATCTGACAGTTCAACTTCTGCAACATTGAACGAGGACTTCGTTGCATTTGCTACTTATGAAGATGCGGGGGCAGGACCTGAGCTGAGTTTTCAAGTGGATGCAGGACACCAGTTCTTTAGTTTTGGTAGTACGTATGTTACAACAAGCACAAAAGATATTGGTATTATGAATGCTACCGCAACCTCGGGTGCTTATAGAACCGAAGAAAGCCCAACAGGAATATGCCGAGAAGTATTAGTCTACGATACTCACCAAGGCGACAACCGTGTAGCCCTTGTAACTAACATTAACAATCAATACAACCTGTTCTAATGCTTTACTTAATATACGCAAGCAAGGATGCCGCCATTGAACGAGCCGACGAAGAAGGCAAGGAACTTGGCTTTGATTACTGGATTGAAAACAATGGTATAGGCACACGTTGGCTTACCTATCCTGTTGAGACTGCTGACCATATGTGGGCATTGGACGTAACTAACTACGACCTGGACGAGTCCGAAGAAGCCTCAACCGTTGATCACTACACACCCCTACCTGACGAAGACTAAATGCTATGCAAGATATTATATACAGATCAACAATCGGAACAGGAGGATTTATAGCTACCATTGAATTAGCCCCCATTAACGAAGTGCTTGGTTTTTGCGTAGGTTTAGCGACCTTCCTTTATATGTCAGCATCCGCAATCAAGGTAATTAAAGAACTTAGAAAGAAATAATATGACACCAGAACTAATAGCAATGCTCGGAGGAGGACTCAGTGG